TTGAATTTATCTATATTCCATTGCGTATCAAGAACACAGGAGAAATTTAAAAATGGCACTAACATCTCTAAATAGAATTTCGGTTCCTACTTCAGGAGCCAACAGCGGCACAGCTTTGCTGATGCCAAAACTAAAATATCGCTTTCGGGTGATATTGATAGGATTTGGTGTTGAGGCCAGTACTGAACTAACAAAACAGGTTAGTGATGTAACTAGACCAACTGTAACATTTGAAGAAATGACTATTGAAGTTTATAATTCAAAAGTCAAACTAGCCGGTAAACCAAGTTGGGGCGACATTACGTTAAATCTACGTGATGACGCTAACGGTCAAGTTCAGAAAATTGTTGGTCAACAGGTACAGAAACAGTTTGACTTCATGGAACAGGCCAGTGCTCGTTCAGGTATCGATTATAAATTTACCATGCAGATTGAGATGCTAGACGGTGGTAATGGTAGCTATGAACCAAACGTCCTTGAAAAATGGGAAACATATGGTTGCTACGTATCAGAAGTCAACTATGGTGAAGCAAATTACGGTTCCAATGAACCAATGACAGTGGCTCTTACTATTAAGTATGATAATGCTGTTCAATTCTCAGGTGCTGCCGGCACAGGCACAGCACGAGGTATTGGTGCAGTTGTTGGAAGAACTCTAGGCACAACTATAACAGGTCGCTAATAGATCTTACTATTAAAAACCCGGATTACGATCCGGGTTTTTTTGTGGCTAAATAATTATATGGCAAATGTATTCACGAAATTTCTCAAAGGTGTAGGAGACGGTCTACTCACACCCAAAGGTGGCCTTGCGGATTGGCGTCACGCTAGCAGATTATTCATAGACAACGGCTATAGGCTCATGCCTCGTAGCAAGTTTATGTTTTATGTTAGATTCGAAATTGAAAAAAACATATTGACTTCGCCGGTATTCACTAACACTCATGCAGATGAAATTGGTTATCTTATCAAGAGCACTGATCTGCCCAAATACAAATTTGAAACAGTTACTAAAAATCAATATAATAGAAAGCACGTGATCTATAAAAATTTCACCTATGAAGGCATAAGCATGAAATTTCATGACGATAGTGCAGGTGTAATTAATGCATTATGGGCATTATACATGGGAACCTATGTGCAGGATCGATTTAATCCTGAAGCAGCATTTTCTAAAACCAACTTACAGGCCACCGGAACCACATTCGAAGGCTATAGATACGGTCTCGACAAGCAGGGAAAAAGCCAGGACTTTTTTAAGTCTATCACCATATACACCATGAGTCGTCGTAGATTTCTAGGTTACACATTGATCAATCCCAAAATCACAAGTTGGCAACACGGCGATGCCGGATATAGTGCAAATGAATTCAATGAAACCACAATGAACATAGAATACGAGTCTGTGGTGTACAGTTCCGGAAATGTTACAAGAAATACTCCCAAGGGATTTGCAAATTTATATTACGACAATGTACCAAGTCCGTTGACTGTGGCAGGTGGTGGCGTAGGAAACTTGTTAGGCGAAGGCGGAGTGCTAGACGGACTTGAAAGTATATTTGGAGATGTTGCGGGCGGATCAGCGTTTGGTAGCGTTGGTGGATTCCTTGGCACAGCCATTGCCGCAGTGAATACTGCAAAAAATATTGGAAAACTATCCAAGTCAAGCCTGCAAGCAGAAGCCATAGGATTGTTAAGCAGTCCTGCTGCCATTGGAGGCATTATCAATACCGTAGGCGGAACCTTGGGATCGGTATTTCCAAGAAACAACGGCGGCAACGGCAACACACAGGCCACGCAACGTTCAATTGCGCCGCCGCCAGCAGACCTAGGAGAATTCTTATAATATGACAAATTTACCAAATTCTCTTCAACAAGATAGTGCTGCCGGTACAAAGTTATTTTTTGATCGCTATGGCGAAAGACCTTTGGAGTTTGGAGCCAACGAAGTTGGGGCTGCTATTGCTTTTTTTCAAAGTCGTGGATTTGAAAACGATGCGGCCATAATCACAGCGCAGGTTCTATTGAATCAGGCTAAACTTGACGCCGTGCCAGTGTTCAAGATCATCGACACTCTCAAGAATTTCAATGGTGTTCAAATCAGTGCGCTGGTAGCAGAGATCCTGAACAACAATAGAAATGCCACAAGTTCATTAGGTTATCGCACTGACCTAGTAGAAAAACAAAATCAAACTAGAAATATTTTTGCCTAATGCCAAAGTTTGCCCAAGGTCGGTTTGAAATGAAAAATGTCGACAAGTATGTGGGCAAAAAAACACCATTGGCTCGCAGTTCGTGGGAATTTATTTTTATGAAAATGCTAGACGAGCACCCTGGAGTTGAAAAGTGGGCCAGCGAAAGTATACAAATTCCCTACAGAGATCCGTTGACCGGCAAATATACAATATATGTTCCTGATTTTTTTATTACCTATGTAGATAAAGACGGTAAAAAACATGCAGAAGTTGTAGAAATAAAACCAGCTAGTCAAACATTTATAGAACAGGTGGGCAAGAGTCAATACAATCAACAGCAGTATGTTAAAAATATGGCCAAATGGGAAGCTGCCGCAGCTTGGTGCAAGCAACAAGGTGTCAAGTTCCGCATAGTCAACGAAAACGATATTTTCCATCAAGGCTCAAAACGCAGATAAGTAATGTATGACGAAAAAACTTGAAGAACTGTTTAATCTAGAAGAATCTAAACCTGCAAAGGAAACAGCTCCTGTTGAGATTAAAGTTGATCATGCCGAAGTTCGCAGTCTAGACGACAGCTATAAAGCAGTAGCTGAAATCACTCGCAGTTTACCACAGGTAAAAGAACTAGATGAACTTAATGATCACGAGCTGGATAATCTAGCATCAAAGGCTGAACAGGCCTATGACGATCTAATGGATCTAGGCATGAATGTGGAAGTTAGGTATAGCAGCAGAATTTTTGAAGTAGCTAGCTCAATGTTGGGCCACGCAATCACTGCTAAGTCTAACAAAATTGAGAAAAAACTCAAGGCTATCGACATGCAGATGAAGAAATACAAGATAGATAAAGATAATAACGAAGACCCAAATGATGTTATCAACGGGCAAGGATATGTGATTACTGACCGCAACGAACTGATCAAGAAACTGGGCGGAAAAGCATAAATACTACTATGAAAACTTTCAAAGAATATCTTGCCGAAGGCAAAAAATCATACAGCTTTAAAATTAAAGTTGCTGGTGATCTGCCCGAAGATTTCCAATCAAACTTGAAAACATCTCTAGAAAGATGCAAAGTTATGAAAATGGAAAAACTCAGCACAACACCAATCCAAGCAGTTCCTATGGATTTTCCAACAATGAAAAATTGTGAAGTTCACGTTTTTGAAGTTGCTTGCGAATATCCTATCACTTCGCCTGAAATCAGCAGCGATATCAAGAGCATGGGACTAGACGAAACCTGTTTCAGAGTAAGAGGCAGCAACGAATCTTCCGAAACTGAACAGGGCGAAACAGAAATTTTAAATACTGATGGACTATTAACAGACAGTCAGTATAAAGAAGGCACCAATGTCAAGCACAAAGATTTTTTTGGCGATGACTTTAACAAGAGTTTTTTGAAAGATTTAAGCAAGGTTGCAAAACAACAAAAGAAAGACAACGGTCAGTCAGAATATAAACTGCCTAAGGCCAAAATTGATAAGACAGGCGTAAAAAGCGCCCTAGGGAGTTAATATGAATTTCAATGAATTAATGTCAAAGATGCGTGAGTTAGATGCGCCGGTCGCTCCAGTAGCAGCTGAGGCCTGTGGCGATCCAATGGGAATGCCTCCACCAAGTATTCCTAGCAAGCCAGATACACCTCCTCCAAGCATGAGTGTAAATCTTAATGCACAAGGACTAGATGACATTGCCGAATTAATGAAGTTAATGACTAAAGTTAATCCAGACATGATTAACCAGCCTGCTCCAATGGGTATGCCTCCTATCAGTGCTGAGCCAAGCATCATGAGCATTAAGCCTACAATGCCTGGTATCGGCGATCTAGGTAACCTAGATGCAGGTCCATTAAAGATGTTGCCTGATCTAGACAAAGACGGACCACACAGCGAACCCGATGCAGATAATATGGGCGGCCCAAGTGACATGGATGCAGACAATATGCCTCCAATGGGCGACCTAGATCGTGATGATAAAGGTATTGACAAAATACAAAAATCTATGGGCGACAACGATGGTGATGGCGATCATGACATGGACGATCATGACATGGAAAAAGACGACAAAGAAGATGGCAAGAAAGACAAAGAAGAAGCATTTGCCAATGCCCCAGAAGGTGCTCCTGGTCAAGAATATCATGGCATAGATGCTGCCATACCTGATGGCAACGATCTCAATAGACCCAAGAAGAGTTTTAGCGGTAAGCCATATCGCGGAGATAACCCAATGGCAGCTGGTGCTTATGAAAGCAAAGAACAACTACGTGCCAGTATCAAAGAAGAACTACGCAGACGTTTGTCAGAAACAAAAAGCGAAAAGTTTGACGCATTAAAGCACGTTAAGAATCCTACCAAGGGTGAGAAAGATGCCGCCAAAGATGTCAAGCGTGGTAGCTACCCAGACCGTGCAGCCATGCTAAAGTCAGCAGAAGCTGACGGTCGCTTAAAAGACTAATTGCAATAAGTCAAACCCAAATAGGCTCTCCGGAGCCTATTTTTTTCAGTAAATAACAGTATGGCAAAATCACTAGACGGCAATTTAATTAAGAAGGCTCATGCACCTCAACGATATACTCTTGAGGAAGTCAAGCATCTTGAAGCATGTATGGATCCTATCACTGGTCCACTGTATTTTTGTAAAAATTTCCTCAAGATACAACATCCGGTTAGAGGAAGCATACCGTTCGCACCCTATGACTATCAAGAAAGACTGATAGATGCCTATCACAACAACAAACAGTGTATTGCCATGTTGCCTCGTCAGATGGGTAAGACCACCTGCGCTACAGGATACTTACTATGGTACACACAGTTTGTACCAGAAGCACAGGTATTGATCGCTGCTCACAAGTATGAAGGTGCGCAGGACATTATGAATCGTTATCGATTCGGCTACGAAAACTTGCCAGACTTTATTCGTGCAGGTGTGTACAGCTACAATAGAAACACCATTGAATACGACAACGGTGCTCGTATACAGGCAGTGACAACTACAGAAAATACAGGTCGTGGTAAATCTCTTTCATTGATCTATTGTGATGAGTTTGCATTTGTGCAGCCACCAGAAAAAGCCAAGGAGTTTTGGACTGCACTATCACCAACACTATCAACAGGTGGTAAGTGTATTATTACATCAACACCAAACTCAGACGAAGATCAGTTTGCCCTAATCTGGACTGAAGCTAACAAACGATTTGATGAGCATGGGAATGAACAGCAATTAGGTATGAATGGATTTCATAGTTTTTTTGCACACTGGGCAGAACATCCAGATCGTGATGAAAAGTGGGCTCAAACAGAACGTGCAAAGATTGGTGAAGAGCGTTTCCGTCGTGAGTTTGATTGTGAATTCTTGATCTTTGATGAAACGCTAATCAACTCAGTACGTCTTGCAGAAATGAAAGGCGTTGATCCTATCATGACCATGGGGCAAACACGTTTTTACAAAGACATTGACCCAAGAGCCACTTACCTAGTTTCTCTAGATCCATCATTGGGTACAGGCGGGGACTATGGTGCCATACAGGTGTTTGAAATGCCCAGTATGGAGCAGGTAGCAGAATGGCGGCACAATCTAACTCCTATTCAAGCACAGGTCAAACATCTAAGAGAAATTTGCAAGTACATTCAAGACCGAGGATTAGAAAAGGGTGGTATTCCGCAGCTCTATTATTCAGTTGAAAACAATACTCTAGGCGAAGCAGCCCTTATTGTTATCAGTAATCTAGGAGAAGAAAACTTCCCCGGATTATTCCTTTCTGAACCTATGCGTAAGGGTCATGTACGTAAATTTAGAAAAGGATTTAATACAACACACAAGACAAAAATCACTGCTTGTAGTCAGGTTAAACACATGTTAGAAACACAAAAAATGAAGATTTACTCTAAACCTCTAATATCTGAGCTTAAAACATTTGTGGCACACGGAGTGGGATTTGGCGCTAAAACAGGTGAACACGATGACCTAGTGAGTGCAATGCTATTAATAATACGTATGGCAGGAGTACTGTCAGATTGGGATCCTAAGATCTACGAAAAGATGACAGAAAAATTGAGCGAAGATCAAATGCCCATGCCGATATTTGTGTCTAGCGGTTTTTGATAAATATAACTATGGATGCAACAAACAATATAGCCACTGATTTATTCTATAAAATTAGAAGCCGCTTCAAAGGCCTAAAGCTAGGCGACTCTGGCGGCGCCATCACTATCAATCCCGAAGATGCAAGATTCTTTGACTTTGATTATATGGAAGGTGAAACTGCAATAGGGCATGTTAGTATTAGCCTAGCAGAACAAAATTCTTTGAAAGTATATTTCTCAACAGGAATTACAGAATCAATGGACGGTGGACAAAAAGATAATTGGTACGGATTCCTAAAAGAATTGCGCACCTTTGCAAAACGTAGACTAATGGCATTTGATACTAGAGACATTGCCAAAGACAATCTAGATCAACGAGATTATGAATTTCTTAGCCAGCATAATACGCCTAAAGATCAATCAAACACAGTAGTTAACCCTGTTGGAGAAAGCATTATGAGTGAAAGCGCACTATACGGATCAAGAACCGTTAGTTATCAAAAGTTGATGGACACACGTCTTATTATCAAACATAGTCAAGCAGTTATGGATGATGCAGCACCCGGTGCTAGAAGCAGAAACATTTCTGGTCTATTTGTTGAGAATCAAGATGGTGAACGTTTTAAATATCCGTTTATTCATCTAGCAGGTGCTCGTGCAATGCAGCGTCATGTGGCCAACGGTGGCGTTCCATATGACGACATTGGTAAAAGCATTGTGAACATGAGTGAAGAAATTGCACAACTAAAGAGCTTTGGTAATTATGTTGTTCGTAACGACCTAATGAATTCAGATACAAATAATGTTGTAGAAAGATCAGCAGAACAACTAAACAGATTGCGCGAGCAAATCAAGGCTATGAGCAAGCAAGGCCATTACGAACAATATCGTGAATCATTTCAGGCACAAACACAAGAAGAAGTTCCACAAGAATTTGTAGAAGAATTTACAGAAAAATTCACAGTTAGAAACTTCAAAGAAGATATTAAAAATGTGTTCCCAGTCTTATACAGACTTATGAAAGAAAGCGACATAGGCTATGACGACATAGTCGCAATGACAACCACAGAACAAGATACCATAGAAGATATCGAACTTGAAGAACACAACGAGTTTGACAGATTTGAATCTTGGGTTATGGGGTTAGGCGAAGAATCAGCCATACAAAGTCAAGATCCAGATGAGCAGGCAACTGCAATACAACAATTACAAGAACTAGTAAGTCAACCATTTCCAGCAGGAGTTGATGGTTCAAATGCCGTTGAAAGCCTAAAAGGTATTATTGAAGATCCTCAATTAGAAAAACAAATTCAAACACAGGCAGCGCAGGATCCCGAGATAGATGCAAGAGGATTAGTACAGCAGTGGTTGAGTCTGTATGCTCCAGAAGTCTTAGAACAACTAGACTTTGGAGATTTTGATCCAAACGCACAAGCAGCTGAAGAACCAGTGGCTGCCGAACCTGCTCCAGCGGAAGTTCCTCAAGAGTCAGCTGATGGCCCTAACAAAAGTGATGTACCTGCATATCTACGCAAACAAAAAGGCGAAGAGCCAATGTCTTTGAAAGATCTAGAAGATGAAAAAACTAAATCTCCAACAAGCCCGGCAGGCCTGGCACGTAGAAAACAAGAACTAGGCATGGGAGAAGCTGATACTGACCCATCTAAAAAAGATGATGATGACAATTCTCCTCCTTGGGATACAGACGGCGATGAAAAGTCAAATTTTAAAAAGCCCAACAATCCAAACCGAACAGGACAAGATAGTGCCAAAGCATTAGCACAACGAGGCATGCAAGCTAAAATGAATGTACAAGAATTGGCTGAATTTATTCACACATTTTACGACCGTGAATCAGGCACATTCCCTAAAGGCCCGGAAGGCGTTGCTATTATGGTAGGCAAGAAATACGGTGAACAGGCTGAAGCTGTTGCTCGTAAAATGGTAGAAAGAATGGCTCCACAACAAGCTGATCCACAGATTGCAGAATTAGCACGTATTAGAGAATTAGCAGGTTATTAAGATTGTTCGTAGCAGTTAGAGTCTAGTTAACTCTATTAGATTGGGCACTTAGGTGCCCTTTCTTTTGGTTAAACTGATTGTCAACGAGTTCATTGGCTACCGCGTTATATATATGTAGGGATATAAATTTCTACTTAACCAAAAGGAAACTTTAAAATGAAATCAGCAATCGCAATCCTCGCTACCGTGTTCGCAGTATCAACATTTGCACAAACACCTGCTAAGAAAGATGAAGCCAAGCCAGCAACACCGGTTGCAACAGCACCAGCCGCTACAGCAAGTGCTCCAGCTAAGGCTGAAGTTAAGAAGGACGAAAAGAAGCCTGCAAAAAGTGACAGTGCTAAGAAAGACGCACCTAAAGCAGACGCAAAGCCAGCCGCTGTTCCAGCGAAGTAAATTTGATTTAGAACATAGTGATCTCATCTTAGACGATGAGACCACTTATGGCCGTAATCGACGAAGTTTAGAGTTTGGTCAGTTAGTAGAAGACGAACTATCAGACTATGTGAAATTTAGATTATGGCTAGCTAGGCAACGAGCAATGGCAGCGTATAGAGAAAAGTGGGCATGACCCACTTTTTCTTTTGGCAAAATAAGTTAAAAAAATAGCAGATAATCATTGACCTTGCTAAATAAAAAGCGCATAATAATACATGTGCATAAGGCATATAAACATTTTAGGCATAACACAAGGAGGCATTTAAAATGGCATCATTAGCAGAAATTCGTGCGAAACTTCAAGAAGCACAATCAAAGTCCACAGGACAAGCCACAGGCGGTGGCGACAACGCAATTTACCCACATTGGAACATGCAAGAAGGCAAGGAAGCGGTTATCCGTTTGCTACCCGATGGCAACTCTGCCAATACATTTTTCTGGGTAGAACGTGCAATGATCAAATTGCCGTTCGCAGGCATCAAAGGTGAAACAGACAGTCGTCCAGTTCAAGTGCAAGTTCCTTGCGTTGAAATGTACAACGACGGTTCAGTTTGCCCAATCTTGTCAGAAGTACGTGGTTGGTTCAAAGACAAGAGTCTAGAAGAAATGGGTCGTAAGTATTGGAAGAAGCGTTCATACATTTTCCAAGGCTTCGTGGTTGAAGATCCTATTAAGGAAGATAAGATTCCAGATAATCCAATTCGTAGATTCATCATCGGTCCACAAATTTATCAAATTATCCGTTCAGCATTAATGGATCCAGAGTTGGAAGAATTGCCAACTGACTACCTCAAAGGTGTCGACTTCCGTATTGCCAAGACATCGAAAGGTGGCTTCGCTGACTACTCTACTTCAAAGTGGAGCCGTCGTGAACGTGCATTAAACGAAACGGAAGCAGCGGCTCTTGCAAGCAACGAGTTGTTTAATCTAAGTGACTTCCTTCCTAAGAAGCCAACTGATGTTGAACTCAAGGTCATGAAAGAAATGTTTGAAGCGTCAGTTGACGGTGAAGCATATGACATGGATCGTTGGGGTCAATACTTCAAGCCAGCAGGTATGGGTCAGGCCACAGGCGATCCCAACAAGGCATCTGCTCCACGTGTCGCGGCAGCAAAACCAGCAGCCGAAGAAGATGCTCCGTTTGATGTAGACGAGCCAGCAGTCAAAGCTAGTGCGCCAGCAGCACCAGCAGCAGCCGATGGTGCAAGTCGTGCGCAAGACATCCTTGCCATGATTCGCAATCGTCAGAAGTAATTAGACTAAACATAGAGTGTGGGGTAACTCACACTCTATTTCTCAACAGGGCAAAAAATAATGGCAAAAGCATTTGATATTTCTAAATTTAGAAAGTCAATTACTAAATCTATCGACGGTTTAAGTATTGGCT